CGAAAGGTCACCAGCCAAATTGGCAGGCGTAGTAGCACTAGCGCCTTATCGGAAGAATAATTTTCCGACCTTCGTGGAAGTACGTCGACGCGCGGTCTCGAAACCGAACGTTGACGTCAGCTCTCGGAGATGCCAGTCTTTTGAACTAGCGTCTGGATAAGACGCACCAGATACAGAAAGGAGCATAGCCCCTATAGCTGCGTGGTAACGGCTCATCGCACGGCGGATTGGTTGTTCGACGAGATGTCGAGTGATCCAACCTTCCACCTGTCCTTTGCAACGTCGAGGCAAGATCCCTTTTGGGGACTCTGCTGATCGGCGAAGCACATCCTGCAAGTCGAGGATGACAAAACCCCCATCGCCGAATCCATCTGGAATAAAATAACGTTCCAGTGGATCGACTTCTTCAATCAGATTTTCACAGACTGAAGAGAAGAGACCCGGGCCAAAGCCCTGGTCCCAGCGTAATAGCTGGTTATGGAGGAAGTAAGGTTTCCCCCCCAGACCCTCGCGGGCGTAGAGGGGGGTGCAGAGAGCTCCCTTGAAGAAATCCATCCCGCAACTTTCGCGGAAAGGACCTGTGAGAAACGTCTTCTCTCGATTCAGAGAGAAACCGCAGAACGATAAAAGATCAATAAGATCTTCCACCTTCTCGAGAGGCGCGTCGACGGCAATATCATCTCCGTAAACGCATCGGTCGCTGTCAGCTATGCCGACAGCCCAAATTAGAGAGCAGAAAATCAGACTCTCAAGCTCGAAGGTGTAACCGTTCCCCATCGAAGAAAACTTCTCGTAGGTATGGAGCTCACCGTCCAGTGTAAAGGACGAAGAGCGACATAGCTCCATAGCATGAAGCCAGTCCGAGGGTAAAAGTTCTCGGACTAACTCCAGGGCGATGGTATCACTGGCAGAAGCCAGATCGAGAGTTTTCCAGTTGGTTGTATTCTCATAGCGCAGAGAACCGAGGTAGGCTGCCGCTTGATTGAGGAGCTGGTCGTTAAGATCAATTCCTACAGAGCGGAGCCGACGACGAATCATACCCCCCAAGCCGAGTTGAGCGTATCCATTGAGGATAGGTTCGACAGCGATCGGGCGGTCTGTCTTTGCGTTCTTCGGGACGAAGTCTACCTTATTCCCGGCAACGATACTGGGCTCTTCCCTAGAACAGGAAAGAGTCCATAGCCGAGAGCTGCTCAGAATGTACCGAGCGAGCGGGTAGAAAGTAGCCGTGCAGTCCGGGGAACTTTGAAGTTTCCGGTAATTCGATGTCCAATCGCCTTTTGTACTGAGCGTTGCGCCCGGTCCAAATCGCATCATGGAGAACCATTCGGTGGAATCAAATCTACCGAGAATCGAGCGGATCTTTTCACGTGCAGCATGAAGTTGCTTCACGCGGAGAGGAAATACAGCCTCACCTCTCTCTACTCGATAAGTTCCTCTGATGCGGACGTTGGTACGACGACATTCTGACTCTGCGTCCCAGAACTTCTGGGCTGCGACAGCTCGAGTGTCGATTCCGGTCCGTAGATACGGACATTTTTGAAGGAATCGAACAGCGAGGTAGTCTTGGCGAAAGGACCAAGGGTCAGAATAATCATCAGGGCTAACAGAAAGACCAAGGATGCTTTCATGATTTCCTTCCTTATATAGGGAGAGAATCTTGGCGGCGATGTCCCCAGGGATAGCTGATAGAACCTGCTGCACCCTCCTAGAATACTGGAGGAGCTTCACCTTGCGGTTAGCGGACTTGGACGCCTTCGCGGTCGTCCCCTTCTGATATTGCATCATGAGGTCACCTAATCAGGTTACATTGCGAACAAGAAGAAATTACGTTGGGAAGTCTTGCGACTCCACAATGTCCTTCATCAGAGTCAAGGCGATAAAGTTCTTCGCCAAGGCATAGATGTTCTTCTTGTCCTGCAATGAAGCCTGGTTGGGAACAGTGAAAGTTCCGGTAGCCCAGCAGGTGTAGCCCACGGTCGGAGCCGGCTGGATGCCGGTCGACGTGGTAGGTGCGGTCGTGGCCAAGGTCGGAACCGAGAGCTTCCAGCTGATCTTGTAAGAACCATCAACCTCTTTCTGCCAGCGGTCGGCCATCTCGATCGTCGGGTAGGCTACGGTTATACCGGGGGCCTTATCCTTATAGATCGCGAGGTTCCGATCGCGGGTGATTGGGTTGAATGTGTGACTGACAGGAGTGCTGGCGCCATCGGCGATGACGATGTTGTTAATTTGTCCCATTACGTTACCTTTAGAGTTAAAGGGCCTTGCGGCCGAAAGTGGTCGCACAGAGTGCGATCGACGAGGCCAACGAGGACCACTTGCGTGGGTCCTTGAAGGTCGGAGCCGACGCGCCTGACGGCCAGGTAGACAGTGAAGATCTTACGTAGTTCATAGCCCACGTCCGATCCCTCATGAAGGGACGGGTCGTATTGGGAATAGTCCAACGGAAAGACTCCGAATGTGTTTGCTGGCTTTGGAACCCTCGCAGGAAAGTTAACCCTGCGGTGGCATCGAGCTCTTGAAGGTAGTCACCCACCCCCAAGAACCAATCGACAACGAAACTGAAAGGAACGAGTTCCCAAGCAGTCAAGGCCGGATTGGTAATCCCGAAAGACATCAGGTCGCGAGTTGTAGGAGACGACACTTTGTACCATACTTTAACCTGGACCTTCGTGGTCCCGGATACGCTACCAGAAGTTACGATAGCACTGTATGATGCAGAGCGTGACTCTTTTAGAACCTCTATGAGAGGATCAACTACACTCCCGCGGCGTCGGTGGAGGAACTCAACCCCTGAATGGATATCAGAAAGTAGCGGTTTCCAACCGTACTGGTACTCCAGCCAATGGTCTGAGAGGGCTTTAAGGCCCGCTCCCTTCATCGACTTAAACTTATTGAGGTCTTCACCGTGGAATCCTAAGTGCTTCGCTGCATCAACAAAACGACCCTTACGGATCATTCTTGCTGTTGTTACAACGCGTAGGACCGTTTTTGAGAGCATAACGGCGGTTTGCTGCCGCTCTGCCCAAGAGACGCCAAAGTTCGCATTCTCTCTGATTCGATTCAGAAAGGCGCGATTGACATCCTCCTGTTGAACAGGAACAACGTACGGTGGAGATGAACCCTGAGGTACACCCAGATAACCGGCTGTACCTTGCTTAACCACATGATAGTAAGTGTCCCCGAACTTATAGGGGACCCTCTCTATCGATATCATCAAATCGGACCCGAGACGTGAAATGCTCAGGCCATTCTGACGAGGTGGGTAAGACGGCAAGTAAGCACCACTATAACCGGACAGCGTTCCGAAATCTTGACGATATCGAAGGCGCTGGACGTTAGACTTGACCCCCGTACGGGTGTCGAGGTTGTAGCAGTCGAAGAACTCCTGCTTATTATAGGGGTACTTTGCCATAAAGGGCCTTTCAACTCTCCGTGAGGAGATCCATAGTTGATAATGGTCCGAAAAGAGACGTTCCCCTTGTTGGGGCCGCCTCTCTCACGCCACTGACAGCCGGTTGTATGGCTGACAAGCGACGCTAACTCGAAAGAGGGTAGCAAGTCCTCTAGAGGTCCCCCGGGA